TTAACCGATGTTGTAACTGCCGGTAATGTTGCTGTTGTAACCGCAGAACTATCTACGCCACCACCTGTTATATCCCAGGGATTACCACTTGTTGTGCAGCCTGAGAAGGCACAAATGACAGCAATTGTATGGTTTCCAGTATCTGCGACAGTGGGAGCGCTTTCAGATCCGCCATCTCTCTTCCAGAAAACAGCAAGTTTCACAGAACCTGCCGTTGCCGCTGTGCCCGTGCCTTGCGGAGAATTGGTTACCTCAGTATATCCAGTGGGCGCAGTGATGGTTTCATTTGAACTTTGGACAAAGAGCAGGAGAATATCATTTAGAGTATGGCCTGTGGGTAAACCGGGAGTAATCGCGCCAGTTCCGGCTTGTACTGTCCCTGCGGCTCTGAATGCGATGGTCATTTCTTACCTCATTTAGGCATTTCCTAACATTTTGCCAAGCTCACTCAGAGAAGAAAAACAGGATTTCATGTGTGATGCACCGCTGCGGATGCAGGGAATTACAGGCATACCGACTTTCTGTAACTCAATATTTACAATCTCATAAAGCGCCGGGTGCAAGTCTTCCGCAGCAATATATTTGCGGTAGACGAGCTCATATATTGTCCGCGCAATAGGATTGATTCCTTCGGGGAAAGTTATCTCATCACATAAAATGATTTGCGGCCTTGTTTCCTTATCAAGCGGAATATATGGCATTGAATGAACGGCTTTATGTATCTCACCCTTTCCTGACCCCGCACTTCCAATAGCTATATATTTTATGCTGGCTTCTTGTGTCTCAGGTATTTCTGGAAAGACAAGATTAATCGGCTGCAAGGCAAAGTTATCAAAATAGTCTATCTCTATGCGCTTATAACCCTCATAACTCACTTCGTTATCTATCTGTGATTTTGGTTCTTTGGTATGTAGTGATACAAATGCTTTCACAAATGCCTCTTAGGATAATGTCAGAGTGCTGGCAGTCGTAAGCTGTGGAGTAACGCCGCTACTAACAGCAATTGTTGGGGAGATTGCACCGGCAAAAAGCACTTTGCCAGTTCCACTGGTTGCACTACCTATTGCTGCATAACTTTCCGTCTCAGAGCCGCCAGTCGCAGCTGGAAAAGATATAGTAGCAACAGGAACAACAGTGTTTGTACTTACCGTCCAGCCGCCCGATGTCCTGGCAACAGAAACACGCGCATAGCTGGTATAAGCCGCCTCACTGGTGGTTTGGTTACCAGAGGAAGGATCAGCCGTATGCAATGATGCGAATAGATTTGTAAGCGGTGACGTTGCCGCATTATCCGCAATATTGGCGATTGCAGTTGCCTGAAATATTAATTTCAGAATATCGTTTGCAAATGTTGATCCTGTACCCATGTAATTCTCCTATATTTTAAGTCGCACATTAAACGTGCCATCAACTTGCGGCAGTTTCCACGCCACTATTGCTGATGTAATAATCATTTATGCTATTCCTGTGATTGCGCCCGTAGTCGGATCGCGCTTGACGTCCTTGGGCTTGGAAACCTGCTCAGTGAGCATATGTAATTGTTGCGTTATAGCCGTCAGTGTTGTCAGAACCGCGTTAGTCTGCGCTGCCCTCATTTCCATATCCTGCTGATGCTGTTGTGCTTCTATAGCTTCCTGACGCGCTTTCTCTTCCGCTTCCTGTTGCTGCCTCTGTTGTTCGAGTAATTCAGCATTCACAGCTTCTTGCTGTTTGCTTTGCAGAAGCGCCATAATCTGGCCTTCGTCCATATCCGGCGTGACGGATGCCCCTACTTGCTGCGATGCTGCTGCCTGCATAAACGGCATTAAAGCATCACTCTTAGCCTTGAATGCTTCCACCTGAAGTTTCTGCTGTTCTACATCCAGCTTCTTGCTTTCAATTTGCAGCTTTGCAGCCTGCAACTGTTCATCAGTCTGCTTGTTCTGCAATTCAGCCTGGAGCTGCTGTATCTCTTGAGCGCCTTTTTGTATGATTTCCTGCATTTGCTGCATCTGTTGCATGATCTGTGCAAGACGCGGATCAGCATTGCCATTATCTTCAAGCAACTGCGGTGGGATAGTCTTTTTAATCCTTGCTGCCAACGCTTGAGCGCCGGGCGTGTCCATGCTGTTAAATAGAATGTCGCCACCAATTTGCATCAATGCCGGGTCTTTCTGGAATACCTGACTTAAAAATGCCGCTTCTTCCTGCCGCTTTGTTGTATAGCTTGCGCCCGTTGTTATCCTCACCCGGTATTTTCCTTTGGTGAGGTCATACGGCTGAGTTTGCCCGTCTTGCAGAGGAGCGCCGTTAATACCAATCATTTGCACGTCTTGCTCTTCGTTTAATGTTTGAACAATGCGCGGCGTGTCGTAAATAACCGGCATCATTTCCACTGCTACTTCTCCCATATGTCCGTAAGAACGGCGCACATTATCGGGGAAGTGGAAAGTTGCTACATCGCCTTCATGCTTGCGGGCGTCAATCGCCACACCAGAAACTTCATTGGATTTTTCACCAATGGAAGCATTATACATGCCAAGCGATTCTTTAATATTCTGCTTCGCGCCTTCCATGGCATTGATAATGCCAGTTGGTACGGGCGGCGGATTGAGCCTGGTGGGTTGCGGCGCAGGATTGCCGTCTAAATCTTTTGGCTTATATTCCAGCACCATTTCTGCGCCGGGAGATTGCCATTGACTACGGTTATTAACCAGAGTTCCTTGCACCGCCATCACGGGGGCAATCGGAGCCATGTTAAGTATTTCCTGCTCCTTGCAAGCCCAATGATTCAGGCGCAATTGCGGATCACGTGCCTGCCTGACAAGTCCGGCGATAATACGCTTGCCATCAATCCAGGTGACTTCGCCGTAAATAGGGATGACAGGTATATATTTACCGGGAAAAGTCGTCTTAGCGAGAAGATCAGCCCCGGAAAATTTATAGCGGTATATGGTGGCATTCTTACCCCTTTTGCCGCTCAGTTCCTTGACAAATACTTCGCCGAGTACAATCGTTTCTTTTTCTTCGTTGTTCTTAGGGTCGGTGAAGGATACAAAATTCTTGCCGGGGTAAAGGCGTTCAAATTCTTTCTTGCTGATAGGCTCCAGCGCAATAGCTCCCATTGCATCGCGCCCATCATATTCGACAGAGGCCGGGTCAATCCATACGCTTAACGGGTCTGGAACCGTCTTAAATATGATTTCCTGTTCATCCGAATCGTCATAGCAATAATCGTGGTCAAGGCGCATGAAGCCAATGCCGCACTTAACCGCATATTCCGATGCAGTGTCACACACTTCATCAGCATGGGAATGATCTTCAATAGCGCGGAATAACCCGCTAAATATCTTGCCGGTTTCAATATCGCCATCAGATACAGGCAACACCTTAATGCTTGGAACATTCTGGCGTATGTCATTCGTTACCTGATGGATAAACTGCGGGAGTTCGTTTATTACAAGCGTGAGTTTCTTTGCTTCCCTGCGCGGATTATATGCCTCTCCCCAATGCGTCCGGGGGTCGCCTGCAATCATCTTCAGGTCAATATTGGCTTCTTTGTAATTCTCGCTCCAGTATGATTTATAATACTCATACATCGCCAATGCTTGACTAACGGTCAGATTGCCACCAGCGGCGTCTTTGTCCGTTGCTTTAGCTGCCATTATGATTAATCCTTACTGCGCCCAGAGCGAGGCTTTGGGTCTGTATTGTTGTTCTTCTGGTTCTTTGATCTCTTGGAGACTCAAAGCCAATTGTGCGAATGCGTCTGCTGCATCGCTGTTTTCATCATGCAAAGGCTCTTTGCTGTAACCGCCTGTGTCTGGGTCAACATCGTATTTGAAGCGCCCAAGCGCCTTTAAGCCTTCACGTGTTTTTTCTTCATCGAAATAACAATTCGGGAAAATGCGCCGTACTGCTTCAATGCCGATGGCTTTCTTTGCCATGCGTGGAATAACCCTGACTCTGGTATTCGGAAACAAATCGCGCATTGCCTGCGCTACTGTCTTTCCCACAAGCCTATCTTGCTCTGCATCATGCGGAAGCCATATAGTGCCAACTGGATAGCCACGTTCTTTGACAATCTGTGCGTAATGCTCAATCTTATGTCCGCGATTCTGGTAGAAATCCGCAATGCGGTATTCGCCCATGTTAATCTGGCCGAACCATATTGCGGTGTGATCACGTTTTCCTAAATCCCAGAAAGTATCTACTGGCTTGCCTGGAGTCGGCAACACACGTCCAACACGTTTATCTTCGTAAGCCTTGCGTATCTCGTTTGCATACACAGCACCGTCAAGTGTCCTGCGATATTGCCCTTCCCACACATGAAGATATTTGTCGTAATCCCTTGCTTTGTCCTCTTCCATTTCCTTTCGCAGAACATCAGGGAAAAATGGATTATCGCGCCAGTTAGCTTCTACGATAATGCTATCAGCAGGCGGGGTGCTGCCACGCAATAACTGGTCAATCGGCGTATCTTCCGTTTCAGGATTCCACTCGCACCATATTTCCGATTCTGTCTTGCGGATAGTCGGGCGCAATAAGTCAAGACTTCGTTGTGAGAATGCCTGTGCTTCTACCAACAATGCACGGTCATAACCTTCCAATGATTTGATTGAGTCCGCAGTGTGATTCTGCATCCCTTGAAAAGTGATAAGGCCACCAATACCTGCGCCTTTTCTTACTCGTATTTCAGTTTCTAGTATTTCAAAATAATCAATGACGCCGAGTGATTTTATTTTATCTTCCAGCAGCAATTTTATGGACTGCTTGATGGACTTCTGCACCTCACGCAACACAACGCGGCGCAATGGCATCATCAGATGTTCTTCAATCGAATATTCAGCAAAGAAATGGGATTTACCGCTTCCGCGTCCTCCATGCGCCCCCTTATACCTCGCGGGCTTGAGGAGTGGTATAAAGACCCTAGGAGTCTTTATTTGCAGGATCGACAATCTCGCGTACTACTTTCGTAACGAGTGGATTCTCACCATGTTGTCCGCCGACATTCATATCTTGCGCTTCACGCCAATCCTGCTTGAAGCGGTTAAGCATATTCTTGTACCAAAGATTATGATTGAAATCCTTGTCACGCAGGCTTATGCGGCCATTTCGTTCCCACCATGCTTGAGAATTTAGTCGTCCAGCCTTTATGGTTTCCGAAAATTTATCTTCCTGAATTAACCACCTATCCCATAAATCATTGGAAAATGAGCCACGTTCTTTACGGATATACGCCTTAATCTCAACATCAGATGCGCCGTTTTCATAGAGGTCTGCGATAAACGCAAATTGTTCCTGCGCTAAAGTGCAAGGCTCTAACGGTCTGCCAGCGCCAGATTCTTCAGTCATGATAACTCCTACGCCAAAGCTTTCGCATTATTTGGCTGTTTTGTTGGTTGATTTAATCGAGATTTGTCTGTGCAACGTATGCGTATTTCTTGCGCGTTCCAGCTTGTTTAACGATGTCGCCGACGATTGAAACACCAGCGTCCTTTGCCATTTGCTCAAGCACGATCTTTGCGTTTCTCATGTTGTCGCGGTCGGATTCAATACTAAGTTGCTGTGGCATTCAGTCCCCCAGAATTGCATCAGCCATTTTGTCTATGTGGCCTTTCATTTCAGCGGACAGATTGCCCTTGTTGTATTCCTCGCTTGCTCTGGCTTTGGCATTAGCGGCATGAGAACGGTCTGGCATTGGGTATTTGCGCTCTGACGGAATACCAAATTTCTTTGCCGGTATCTTGCTGCGTAATACTTCGCTGAGTTTTGCCATTTCATTACTCCTGGCAATAAAAAACCCGCCAACAAATTAATGCTGCGGGCAAATTCTGGTCGCAATTGTGGTGACGTGGATATTCATAACCTACGTTTGTTTTCTGCCAAGTCAACAATAATTTTCTGGGCTTTTTCTGCCCCATGCTTAATGGTGCCGAGCAGATGATAGGCTAATGGGATATTTTCATGGTTAAGGTTGTTATCTACAACCCAGATCAACATATTCATTTCTGGTAATGTAAGGCCGCGCTTGATTTCCAAGAATGCGTCTACATCAGCATTAGCATATTCCAACGCTGCTTTGTTTGTGATAGCGTTAAGCAAATCGCAAATACCCAAGGTGCGCCGAGCACCAGTTAGAATAGCAAAGAAGCTAAAGCAGGTATCCACATTCTCTTTGGAGAAGTGCCCGGCATCGAAAAGCAAATCAGGCATCCAGTGACGAGCGCGTATTTCTTCCCCTATACGCTTAATATCGCCTTTGGCTGCCCGGTATGCATTCACTATGGGAACCTCACTAGGCAAGTAGTAATTTGGATTGCTGCCATCGGCATTTAGCTTATCTGGTTTTCTCATGTCATATCCCTGCTGCATATCTGCTTTCATAAACTTTAACGGCATGGCCTTTGTGGTAGTAAACCCGCAATAATCTTGGTTCTGTCCTGTAACCTACATCACGCTGCCAAAAACGCTGCTCGTTATGGTGTACACGTGACTTGCTGTATAGCTTCGGGTCTATGCCGTTCCTGCGTAATAACCCGCGTATTCTGTCCCCTCCCCATTCACTTTCTAGCCCAATCAATTCTGCCACCTTTCTGAAGCTGTAATGCTCCAGAAGCTGCAGGATGATAGGCAGGTGTTTGAGGAGGAGTTTTTTCATGCTGCCATTATTCCCTTCAATGCATCGCCGATTGAAATCCCTTTTTGCTGGCGTTCGTATAATTCGGCATCGCCTCTAATTCCTTTGGTGGATGCTATGAAACTGGCAATGTCAACTTCAGAAGCCCCGCTGCTACGCATGAATTTCAGGGTGTTTTCTACGCGCTCATCAGGGGTTATAACTGGCCTCTGCAGCGGTTCTTTGTTCCTGTTTTCGATGATGATGTTATTCAGGCGTTGTATTTCCTGTCTTGCGTCTGCAAGTTCCTTGCGAAGCCGTATGTTTTCA